ATAAGAAGCTGGACGTCTTTTATATTAAACCCGACACAGAATTACTCACAGGTATCCCCAAACTTATAGAGAACACAGTTTATGGGGTGTTGCAAGAGTATGCGCGTTCCGGTCTTTTAAATTCAGTAACGCTCGTGTCGAACTTAGAAATAGAAAAGCACATTCAGAGCATCTCAATTAAAAATTATTATGAATCTCTAAACGATACTATCTTCTCTTCGATCCATTACTTAAATTACTTTACTCACACAGAGCCTCAAATAGGACAAGTGGCACAGCCAGCCAACATCAATCGCATCCGCACACTGGGAATGTTGGATCCAAAAAATCTTAAAGAAAAATGGCTTTTTGAGCTTGACACTCCTCGCGATGTGTGTTATTATTTATGTATAAATGAAGAAAAATTAGAAAAGGAAACCGGATTGCATAAGCGAATTGTGGATATGCTTAAAGAGAAGCCACACAATTCATTTCATAAAATCTCTTATGCAATATACGAAACACATTTAAATGATTTTGGGTTTTGCGTTGCCCACACTAACGCAATACAACAACAAAAGACTCTTGACAAGGTAGATTAAGAGTGTTACATTAGATATCAAGGATCGCTTGATATACTTTAGACATAATACAAGGAGAAAAACATGTCAATCAATATGGACCTAATGAAAAAGAAGCTTGCCACACTACGTGGTGAGGGTAATGGAGGAGAACCCTCCGTTTGGTTTAAGCCCGACGAGGGCGACCAAGTTATCCGGATCGTACCAGCCACAGACGGTGATCCGCTTAGAGAAATGCACTTCCACTATAATGTGGGAGAACACAGAGGGGGTATTCTATGCCCCAAACGCAACTTCGGTGATGGATGTCCGATTTGCGAATTTGCTTCTTCCCTGTGGAAGGAAGGAGTTGCCAGCAATGACGAGGAAAGCAAGAAGCTTGCCAAGTCATTGTTTGTTCGTGCCCGATTCTTCTCGCCCGTCGTTGTACGGGGACAAGAAGAAGAAGGCATCAAGGTTTATGGCTACGGAAAGCGCGCTTACGAGTTGCTTTTGGGCTATATCCTCGACCCCGAATACGGAGATATCACAGACGTTATGGAAGGCACCGATATCTCTCTTACATACACCAAGCCTACTACCCCTGGTGCCTATCCGCAAACAAGCCTAAAGATGCGCAGAAGTACTTCCCCGCTGCTTGAAGACAAGGATGCTATCCCCGCCCTCCTTGATGGTATGCCTGACTTTGATAGTCTCTTTGAGCGACAAACCCCGGAAGAGATTGATGCAATTCTTGATGAACAACTTTCTGGAGATCTTAGTGCTGAGTCGCGCTCGTCGGAAACCGCACGCTATAACACGAAAAATGCAAATAGTGAAGTGGACCGAGCGTTTGATGAGCTAATGTCCAACAAGTAGTCGGTTTGTGTGAGACCGCTGGCATCCCGGTCGAGAAAATAGGGTGCCGCATTTTTTAAGGAGGCACAATGGCAAGAAAAGCCGCAGCTAAAGCGGGTCGTGTATCAATGCAAGACCTAATGAAAATGGTGAATAAAAAGGCAGGCAGAAATGTTGCCCACGACCTGACAGGAGAGAACCCCACCTCCGTTAAAGAATGGATCCCAACAGGATCACGCTGGCTGGACTCAATTATCAGGAAGGGTCACCGGGCTGGTATTCCAGTGGGGAAGGTGACCGAGATTGCCGGACTCGAATCCACAGGCAAGTCATACATGGCAGCGCAAATAGCCGCAAACGCTCAGAAAACGGGCATGCTTGTCATTTACTTCGATTCCGAGTCAGCCATCGACCCAAGCTTCTTGGAGCAGGCAGGGTGCGACCTAGAGCGATTAATGTACATTCAGGCATCCTCTGTTGAGTTCGTGTTGGAAACCATCGAAGAGTTGCTGGGTGCTACCGACGAGCAGCTTCTGTTCGTGTGGGATTCTTTGGCACTCACCCCAGCTGTTTCAGATGTGGAGGGAGACTTTAACCCTCAATCTACAATGGCCATGAAGGCACGCATCCTGGCAAAGGGAATGTCAAAGCTCGTTATTCCTATCGCTGACAAACAGGCAACGCTTCTGGTGCTTAACCAGCTTAAGACAAACATTCCCAGCGGACCCAACGCTCGCATCATTGCCATGACCACCCCTTACATGACACCGGGAGGAAAGGCGATGCACTATTCTTATTCGCTTCGCATCTGGCTCACCGGCCGGAAGGCAAAGTCATCATTCATCGAAGACGAGAAGGGATTTAGGATCGGCTCTGAAGTAAAGGTGAAGTTAGAGAAGTCTCGCTTTGGCACGCAGGGTCGTTCGTGTGCCTTCCGCATCTTGTGGGGGAACGAAGTGGGCATCCGTGATGAAGAGTCATGGTTCGATGCCATCAAGGGTTCTTCCTATCTGGCAAGCGCCGGCGCATGGTACACCCTTAAAATGCCTGACGGATATGAAAAGAAATTCCAGCCTTCAAAGTGGACTGAGATAATTGACGCTGACGAAGACTTTAAGGCGCGCGTGCTTAGTATCATGGATGAAGAGATTATTCAAAAGTTTGAGAAGCGCCAAGGCGATGCAAAACGTTTTTATGAGGATCCTGGCGACCTAACGGTGCCAGTCTCGGTGTAATAATGCTTGACAAGAACGCCTTCGGTGATTATAATATAGTATATGACAACAAAATGTGTCGAGTACGCGGGTTCAAAAACAGAGCGTTTTCATAACTACTCAGGCAAAATTCGCCGTTTTTTTGATGTGGCACAGCGCGCCGCTGCCCAATCCCCCTTTGCTGATTATCGCCACGGAGCGGTCTTGGTGAAGGGGTCTTCTATTAGAAACGTCTCCTCCAACAAGGGTAACTACTGTGCATTTGGAAATCGTTTTCGACAGAAGCAACAGGGATCCCCTACCGTGCACGCAGAGTTGGGAGTTATTTTGGGACTTGATCGAGAGGTCACACAAGGCGCCACCATTTACGTTGCTCGCATTGACAAAACCAACAAGTACCGCCTAAGCAAGCCGTGCCCCATGTGCCATGAAGCCATGAAACATGTTGGTATCAAGCGTGTCGTTTACACTATTAATAATAAACAAGCAGGAAGTTATAAATTATGAAAAGAGTATTAATCATTGATGCTCTCAATATGTTTTTGAGAGCATACATTGTAGATCCATCTATCTCCACCAACGGACAACCCATCGGAGGCACCAAGGGCTCCATCAAGATTCTTCAGAAGCTAGTAAGAATGACTAAGCCAAATGAGATTGTGGTGGTATGGGATGGTCCCAACGGCTCGCGCAAGCGCAAGTCTATGGACGCAGCCTATAAACATGGAAGAAAGCCCCTGCGCCTTAATCGCTCAGCGCACAACCTAACAGACGACGAGGTGCTACAGAATAAGATTTGGCAACAAACGCGCTTCATTGAATATCTTAACGAGATGCCTATCTCACAAATTATGATAGCAGAGGTAGAGGCTGATGATGTGATTGCTTACGTAACACAAATGGACTATTATAAGGAAGCACAAAAGATTATTGTGTCCAACGATAAAGATTTCCTTCAATTGTGCAACGATAAAACAATTCTTTACCGGCCGACAGGGCATTTTCTAATGAATACCAATCGAGTAGTAGAAGAATATGGAATTCATCCCAACAACATGGCACTCGCACGTGCTATCGTAGGAGATACCTCGGACAACCTAGTAGGAATCAGGGGCGCCGGGCTTGTCTCTATTAAAAAGCGCCTTTCATTTTTGGCATCAGAGAAAGACTATACTATTGACGAGGTGATAGAGTTTTGTGCCAAGGCAAACAATAGACTTAAATTCTTTACAAATATTGTTGAAGGAAAAGAAATAATTGAGCACAATTATAAAATGATGCAGCTTTATTCACCTATGCTTTCCCCCCAGTCAAAAGACTTTGTTCGGAATGCAATTGAGAACTTTGAATGTAATTTCAATAAGATAGAAATCATTCGCAAAACACGCGAAGATGGTTTTGGAGAATTGAATTGGGAAGACCTTAAAACTCACCTAAATAAAATTGCATCGGAGTGCTAAATTGATGGACTTTAGAGTCACCGCCGTTATATTTAGTATGGGTAAAAAGTGAGGGATACATTGAACGAAAAGGTAAGCTTTAGTCGCTATGGAAAGTCCTTTCAAGAAGGGCTTGTTCAGATCATATATGAGGATCGCCCCTTTGCTGATCAGATCACCGAAGTACTCGACCTTAATTTTTTAGAGTTGGAATATCTCCGTGTCTTTACCGGCAAGATTGTTGACTACCGCGAGCGTTACGGTACACACCCCTCTGCCGAAGCAGTCATGACAATCCTACGCACAGCGCTGGACGATGAGGATAAAATCGTACAGAAGCAGGTGCGGGAGTACTTTGTAAAAATTACTGCTCGCGAACTCTCCGACACTGAGTACATTAAAGAGCAGTCCTTAGATTTCTGTCGCAAGCAAAACCTTAAAGAGGCAATGCTTAAGTCCGTTAGCTTATTGCAAACATGTTCGTTCGATGAGATTTCGCAAACCATCAACGACTCTCTTAGGCTTGGTTCTGACACTAATTTCGGCTATGATTATATAGCTGACTTTGAGCAACGCTTTGTGCCTAAGCATCGACGCCCTGTCACCACGGGATGGCAGGAGATAGATGCCATCTGTGGTGGTGGATTAGGTAAGAGCGAGTTGGGTGTTGTAATTGCTCCAACGGGTACGGGCAAAACTTTTTGCTTGGTGCATCTTGGCGCCGAAGCACTCAAAGAAGGCAA